AGTGAGTTGTATAGGAGCAATACGCGAATATGCTAATAAAGTTGGTAGTAATTTCATACCTATCTCTGGATACACTATAAAATCTAATTCATATTTTTCTAATTTTTCTCTAGCAGATGCTAAACTGTTTCCTAAATAAATATAATTTTCTTTAATTTTAGTCATAAATAGTTTAGCAATAATACCTTTAATCACTTCAAATTTATAAAAAGAAGCAAAATAAACTTCATATTTAGTTCTATCTAATTTACCTATAACACTAATCCTATCTCGTAATACACTCGTATCTGTCGTAAAACTATCACTTACAAAACAAATTTTTAGTTTTTTTTGTAAGATGGGCGGTATGGGTGGAGTGGATGTAGTGGTTAGTGTGAGTTGAGTGAGTGGAGTGGTTGGTGTGTATTGATTATTTTTATTATTTTGTTTAAGTATGATTTCAGCAATACGAGGACTAAAATAATTTACCCAAGGGCATATTTTTCTTATTAATTTAGAATATAAAGTGAGTAATTCAACATTATTTTTATCGTGATAAGAAAGAGCATAAGGCATACACGTTTGATTACTTAAATATACAAATTCAACTTCAGTTAAATATAATTCTTCTGGATAATTGGTATATAACCATTCTAGCATAGATTTATAATAATCTCTTAATTTAATTATTTGTTGTGAGTATAATGTTGTATTACTAAATGTTAAATTATTATTTACACTAGTATAATAAGGTATTTGTAAAAAAAACCATATGATTATATCTTTGGCTTTTAAATAATGTAAGGCTTTAAATAATCTTATATTCCATTCTAAACTATAAATTAAACCTTTTTCTATAAATAATTTATCTACTTTAGGTAGGCAATTTGCTACTATTTTTATAATATCAGGTTTTAAATGTTGAAATAATATACCCATAGGGGTATTATATACATCAAGTTCATGTGTTGTTGTTAATACTCTAATATTATTTATTAATTCTTTAAAGATAGATTGTAATTTTAAACGTTTTTCTTCTGGTGTTATATCAGGATGACGAACACTTACAATAGTATAAATATGTTGATTTATATAATTTTTCAGTGTAATTGTTGATAAATTAGTATTCATTTTTTCATTATAATATGTTATTTAATGTTTATTCTTTAATATTTAATATTTAATGTTTATAATTTTATGTTTATATTAAAATTTGTTCTAGAGACTATTTTTTTATAATAATAAATAAAATATTTATAAATTATAATAAATAAAATATTTATAAATTATAATAAATAAAATATTTATAAATTATAATAAATAAAGTAATACCCAGATAAAATATAATAATTATGGACAATGAACTAGAAAAAACTATTAGTGATGAAATAGAAAATACTTATAATTATTATAAATCATTAGATATTTTCGAAGATAGTAATTGTAATACTGTTCATTCAACTATTCCTCTAACAATAGCAAATTTAAAAGAGCACTATAAAATAAAATTAGATGATAAAAATAAAAAAACAAATACAAATATTTATTGTTATAAACAAGATAGTAATACTAATAAAAATAAAAATAATACTAACACAAAAAAAAATAATGGTCACATAAATAAAAAACACACACAAAAAAATATAAATAATACTAGTAAAAATAGTTATACTGTTAATGTATTAATACAAACATTATTAGATTATTTTAAATCTATCTATCCTGATAAACAAAATAAAATACAAAAAAGTAATGGTGATAAAACTTTTATAAATAATAATAATAATAATAAAACAAAAGCAAAAGAAATTAACATTATACCTATATATTTAAAAGACACTAATGAAATTACTATTCTAGCACATATTATTACATTTAACCAACATAATATTACCTATGTATATGTGTTTTTAGTGTATGACTACTATAATACAAACTTACATTTTAATGATTTTATACCAATGATAAAAAAAAAAAAAATACTTAATAAAAAACTTAATAGTAAAAAGGCAAATGAAGCTAGTGATAGTTATTGTGTTTCGAATGCTCATGAATATGTTCATAAAAAACTTACAAATTTTCCTGCTGTTTTATTACATTTACTATTGAAAAGTGATAAATTTATATTTAAGAATGTATGTGATACATCTTTAATATTTAATACTATTGAAGAATCTATAAATTTAATTGATGATAACTATGAAAAAAAATTTACAATTTGCTCTGAAGGTTCATATTATGAAGATGGTATGAGTAGAACTGTATGTCAGGATAATAAACCTTTTTATGACAATATTAAAACATTTTTTACTTCAGAAAAAAGAATATTTATTGGATTTATTAGAATTTTAAAAAAAACTGGCTTACTAGGAATGATCGGAAGTAGTAGTGGTCATACTAATATGTTTATTATAGATAAAAAAAGACAAATAATTATACAATTTGAACCAAAAGGAGATACTAAATTAACAAGTTTAAGTTTTTATAATTTCAATCTTGAGAATACATTAAAACAATCTAAAATATTTACTAAAGAATTAGACCAATATACATTTTTAAATACATCAACATTATCCTCTATTGATGCTTATTGTTATAGAAAACTAAAGGCTGATATTTATTATTTAAATCAAAATAAAAATTCTAGTAATAATAAATTACCTTCAATTCAAAACCTTACATTTGCTCAAGGTTGTAGAATTAGTAGTGATATTGTTAAAACTTGTACGGATAATAACTGTCAAAGTTATACATTTTGTGGTGCTTTATTATATTGTTTAAATCCTGATTATATTGGACATCCTAAAAATTTAAATTTAAATGAAAATGATAAAAATAATTTACCACTATTATTATTAACAAAATATGGTGTTACTTATGAAAAAGTTGTAGAATTTAGACATTTATTAAATGACTTTCTTAAATCTATAGCAAAACCACAAAATTCTATGGCACCTTTTTATAATGAGGAAAAACCTAAGTATACTGAAGATGGTTGGGAAATTACTCCAAGAACTTCTTCTACTACTAGTAGAAGTACTAGTAGTAGAAGAAGTAGTACTAGTAGTGGTAATAGTGCTTATGAATCACAGCCTAAAACAGTCAAAACAGAAAAAGAATTATTAATCGATAATTATAATAACAAAAAAATGTTTTTTATGGAATTAATTAAAAACGATAAAAACAAAACAAAACCTATTGTAGAACTTGAAGATATTGATGATGATTTTAAATCAAAATTATTAAATGAAGAAAAAACATTAAATAATAATAATAGAAAAAAAATTAGTATGATGAGCAAATATATAATTTCACGTGATAATGATAATGGTAAATTATTATATGGATATAAACATAAACATTATAATAAACCATTTTATAAAAGCAAAGATACTTTAAAAACATATCTAAAAGATGTTATATATGATTGTACTCGTGCTTCTTTACAGAATTCTATGTGTGATACATCAGGTATTATTATTAATCCAAATATAATCGAAGATGGAATGAAACTTGAAAACCTACAAAAATATTTATTTATGTTTGATAAACAAAAAACTATAAAAATTTTTTCAAAAATCTATAAGTTATTAAACAATTCAGATATAAATAATATAAAATTTGAATTACTTCTTAATAAATCAAAACCAATACCTATACCAACAAAATATAACTTACACAAAAAAAAATCAATAATTAAACAATTTCCTAATAATAATAATAGTAATAATAGTAGTAATAGTAATAATAGTAATAATAGTAATAATAGTAATAATACTAATAATATTAATAAAGATGATTTAAATTATATTATGTATATATTAGGTATTGAAGACCAAAAACATTTATTAGAATATATACCATATTTTATGTTAAGATTATTTAAAAAACAAACTTTTACTAAATATTATCCAAAAAATATATTTTTATATTGTGATAATGAAAATAAAGATTTTGTAATTAAAATAGGTAAAATAACTAAACAAGTCGAATCAATATTTGACCCTGAAGTTGATAAAGATTTTGCTACATTTACAGAAATTATTGATAAGAAAAATAATAATGATTATTCATATACTTTTATAGAAATTGATGAAGACAAAATATTACACAAAAACTAATAATAATAAATAATTGGACATAGTAATAATAATTATATTTTTTATTTTTTATTTAGCATAATTATATTTTTAGATTTTAATATTATTTTTTTAATTTTAATTATTATGTTTATATTTTAATTTGTTCTGGATACTATTTTTTTATCTAGATAAAAATATTTTTATATAGTATAATTATAGTTTTAATAAAATATAATAATTTATAATGATTAATAAAACTAAAGTTAAATTTTTACTAGTTAAACCTATTTTAACAAAAGAAGAAATAAAAGAAAAAGAAGGTGATTATTTTGATGAACATCATTATACTAAACATAATAAAGTAATAACTACTGATACTGATGTTTATGGTTTAGAAGAAGATGGAACTAAAAAACTATTATTAAAATTTAGAAAAAATGTAATACCACAATCTGTATGTAGTGATGCTTATACTGCTTTAGAAAAACACGCCCGACATAAAAATTCTAATAGAGGTTCCGCGGCAGGTAAATTATCATTAAGTAAATTACCTAATCACGTTGGTGAAATTATTAAACAAGATAAATACAGAGTTTTTTACAAAACTAAAAATGGTACTGTCTCTAGAGACAATGTTAGTAATATTGCTCAAAGTAATATAGCAGGATATTATGATAGACCTGATAGGAATAATTATAATAAAGTAAATGAGAAAAATAAAACAAAAAAAAAAGAAATACCAATGTGTAGAACTACTCAATTTACTAAAAAAAATGTTGAAAAATGGAAAAAATCAATTCCTTTAATAGAACATGCTGATAGATTATTTAAACATTTAATCCCTGATAGACATAAAATACAATTTGAAAGAGCAACTAAAACTCCTGATTTTCAAATTAATAATACTGCATATAGCACCATTACAATAAATTATAATTGGAGAACTGCCGCTCATTGTGATAGTGGAGATTTAGATGAAGGGTTCGGTAATTTAATTATTTTAGAAAAGGCAAAATCAAAAATTAATACTGATAATGGTAGTGGTAGTGGTAGTGGTTTTAAAGGTGGATTTTTAGGTTTCCCACGTTGGGGTGTTTGTGTTGATTGTCGTCAGGGAGATTTTTTAGCAATGGACGTTCATGAATATCATTCTAATACACCTATTGATGGAGATGGACGCTTAAGTGTAGTTTGCTATTTAAGAAAAAAAATGATACAGTGTATGAAGACATAATTATTCATTATTTATATTTGATATTTTACTTTTTTTATTAGGAAAACAACATGATATAGTGCTATTATTACAACGTTTTTTATTATTTATATAATAATAATCTATAGTTTGATTATTATCTATATTCATCACTGTTAAATTTAATATAGTATTTAATAATTCTTCCCAATGGGTATTTAAATGTGTATATAATGTAGTAAATTTAATATACATATCTTTTAATAGTTTTATATTGTTTTCACTATTATTTATTAAATGATCGCTTATTTTTAAACCATTTACAATAATTAATACTATATCAGGAATAATATTATCTGTTATAATATCATTATTTATATTATTAGACGAACTATTATTTAATACAAGAAAATATATTTGCTTACTTACTCTTCTTTCTAATCTATCACTTATATTTTCCATTATTTATATTTTCTTATTTATATTTTTTTATTTATATTTTCTTATTTATATTTTCTTATTTATATTTTCTTATTTATAATTTATAAATATTTATATATTATAAAAAATAAAAATTATTTAAAAAATATAAAATAAAATTTAATTTATAGAGAAATAAAATAATAAAATAAATACTAGAATGAATATGAGACTAATTCTAGCAGATATAGTTAAATTTATACATATATTACTAATATTATTTATATTAATTGGACCATTTATTCTACCTAAAAAACACTTATATTATTATATTATATTAGTTATCTTAATATTTTTAGATTGGAATGATTTAGACGGGCAATGTATATTAACTAGAATAGAACATTGGTTAAGATATAATCAATGGTATAATCAAGGCTCTCCTAGTGAAGGCGGACCTGAATTTTTTAGACATCTTTATATACAAGTATTTGGACAGAATATATCAACACAAAAAGCAGATAGATTAAATAATTTTTTATTTATAGTAGGTTTATTAATAGCATTTTTAAGATATAATAATTAATTATCTTCATCATCATTACCTTTTCTTAATTTATTATCTTTTAATAAGAGAGACTTATTTTTAAATTTTGTAATATACATATCCATATTAGTATCTATATATTGATACTCCATTGCTACAAATTGACATCCACATTCAAATGCTTTATTAGGATTATAATTTGTATTAAAAAAATCACCTTCTATATGTGGAACAACTATTGTTAAACCTTTTTTATTAAAATCTATTAATGTTTGTTCATTAAATCCTGGCTCTTTTATTTTACAATAGTGTATACGTTGTAGATTATGATTTGGATTATTATCAATATTATCCCAAGAATAATTTATAATTTCTTCCAATCCACTACCTTGAAAGCCATCACTAGAAAAGAAAACTACTTTACCCATCAATTCACTTATTTTTATATCTGCCATATCATCACTATTTTGATAACCGTAATCATTAGGCAACAGACGGTCTCTAAAATATTTAGTTATTAAAAATCCAATTAAATTTAAACAACTTAAATTACTATTTGTATTTAAATTTAATCCTATAAAAATAGGGTCATCAGGATTAAATACACCTTCTTTACCATCATGAACTTTAAAAGCATTTTCAGCAATAATTTGAAATATATATTCTAATGGTGTATCTGTAACCATCATTTTCCATTCACCTTCTTTATATCCCATACTAACAACAGGTATGGCTTTTTCACCAAAAACACTATTAAATACATTAAATTCTAAATAACGTGCCCCACTTTGTAAAAGTGATAAAACTATTTTTTTACTTGTATAATCATACATTTGATATCCAGAATGTGCCGCATTATAAGCACTTGCTACATACATATCACCTAATCTTAATTCACCTAGTTTAATATAATCAATTGATGTAATACGTTGGAAACCTTGATACGATAACATTTTATCTATTGTTCTACCGACACGAAAGGATTCTGAAAAAAAATAAACAATTAAACATATAATTAATGCTGCTGAAACACCAAGCAATAATAAATAATTATCTGTAATAATATTTCCATATTCAATCATTTCTTCTTTCGTTGTTTTAATTGTTTCATTAGAATTATTATTACTTTGATATTTATCTATCGCATTATTAATAGATAATTCTTTGCTTATTGTATTTACATTTGTTTTTGTATTTAGTGCTGTGTTTGATTGTGTATTGGATTGTGAATTAGATGCTTTATTATTTTTTATAGATGTATTTATCATAGATGTATTTTTTGCTATTGATGGTGAATTTATTAATGATACATTATTTTTTTTAGTATTTAAATTATTTGTTAGTGTATTTTTTTGAGATACATTAGAATTAGACATTTTTATTATATTATTATTATATTATATTATATTATATTATTATATTTTTTATTATGTTTAATACTAATTTTTATTTAATAATTTTTATTTATATTTTTATTTAATAATTTTTATTTATATTTTATTTAATAATTTTTATTTAGTTATTTATATATTATATTATTATAATATAGTTATATAGTTATATATTTTTTATATTAATATGAGTAATTACGATACCAATTATATGAATATGAATAATTCTGAATACAATCCTCCTACTGCTGAATATTCAAATCCTACTACCACTGGATATTCAAATCCTACTACCACTGGATATTCAAATCCTACTACCACAGGTTCAATACCTTATACTACTCAACCTGTTATAAATGATATTACACAATTATTACCTAATTTATCATCTGAAACTATTGTTTCTCTTTTAAATAGTGGTGTTGATTTAATGAAACTTTATTCTGATAAAAATTATATGTCAGAAAAAGGAATGAACTTTGATTCAGAAATGAAAAGTCCTTCAACTAATATATATCAAAAAAATTTTTCAGGAACTTCTAATGTGTATTCACCTTATTTATATTATAATAAAAATAGTAATAGTAATGAATTACCTGAAGACATGAATTCTGTTTTAGGAGCAACAACTACAACTAGACCAATGACTACTATGGGTAATAGTCCTACATTAACAATGACTAATCAAAAAATAAAAAGTAACGAAAATAAACTTATAGTAGAAAATAATCAATATGAAGTTAATTTTAAAAATAATAAATTACAAATATGTAATAAAACTACTTATAATTGTAATATTTTATATAATGGTAATAATAATAATATTGAATTATTAATACATAAAGAAGGATATTTAACTATTACTAATAAAGATACTGAAAAAGTAGTCTGGACTACAAACACATCATATAATAAAAATAATTTTTTTAATATTTCTAATGATAATAAATTTACTTTATTAATAACTGATAATGGAGAGTTTAAAATTATTGATAATGTTAATAATACTGTAAAATGGTCTTCATTAGTAACACATACTACTACTATGGCTACTACTACCACCAAAGCACCAACCACTACTATGGCTACTACTACCACTAGACCAATGACTACTATGGGTAATACCACTACCACTAGACCAATGACTACTATGGGTAATACCACTACCACTAGACCAATGACTACTATGGGTAATACCACTACTACTAGACCAATGACTACTATGGGTAATACCACTACCACTAGACCAATGACTACTATGGGTAATACCACTACAACTAGACCAACTACTACTATGGGTAATACTACTACAACTAGACCAACTACTACTATGGCTACTACTACCACCAAAGCACCAACCACTACTATGGGTAATACTACTACAACTAGACCAACTACTACTATGGCTACTACTACCACCAAAGCACCAACCACTACTATGGCTACTACTACCACCAAAGCACCCACTACTACTACGACAAACACATTAGAGTATAAATGGATTAATTTTGGAACTCCATATGGAGAATATAAAGATGATATTACTAAAGATGAAAACGGTGAATATATATATGATGATAGTTTTGTATATACAGATCCTGAAACTACACCTCCATTTACTCATCAAGGCAAAACATATAAATATGGAAAAACCAAAACACTAAATAATTTAACTTTTGAAGACTATATTAATTTTATAGTAATTGAACCAGGAATAATAGTATTACAATATATTGCTGAAATATAAATATAATAAATTAATAATTTATTTACTTACTTAAAAAATACATCATAATATCATTAGAAAAAAAACTATTACATCTCTGTTTTAATATAATGTTATCAATTTCTTTTAATGGTATATCAATAAATACTATATTATTTATATTTTTATTATTTAGTTTTAATAATAAATCATAATTTTTATAATCTTTATTACAACCTAATACTATTCTAGAAACATTATTATTTATATTATTATTTACATTTTTATTTTTATTATTTTCATTTCTATTGTTAATGTATCCAGAATACTTTATATATCTCAATACCTGTTCTATAAAATCAATACCATCACAATACAATGGTTTAATTTCTTTTATTGTATTAAAAAAATGTGATGTCATTTCCAAATCTTTAGCAATAGATGTAATATAAGTTGTTGGTAAAAAATTATTTTTAAATTCGGGATATTTACTTACTATCATTAATCTTAAAACCTCAAGTTGTTTTAATTCATAATCTTGTTTTTTTTTTAATAATACTATATTTTTCAAATAAGATTCATATTTTTTATTACTATTACTTTGAATACCATTATTGTTTTTATTAGTATTATTATTAGTATTAGTATTATTTTTATTTTCATTTTTTAAAATAGTCTCTAGAGTATCTTTTTCTAATGCTTTAATAATTGTATATCTTTCTATATATAAAGGTTGTATAATAGTATCTTGTAATAATAAATCTAATAAAATATAAGTTGAATTCATATCACCATTCCAAAATATGTAAGTAATATTATTAGTAGTATTAGTATTGTTAGTATTGTTATTATTAGTATTATTTAAAATTGTTAAATTTGGTATTCCTTTAATTACTTCACAAGGTTTATAATAAGTTTGGTTCGATGTTTCTTTAGTATTTGTTAAATAACGATTTGTTAAATATGTAAATGTTCCTAATCCTACAAATGATAATCCAGTCCATAAATGATTTTTATTTAATGTTAAAGTTATTAAATCCATAGTAAATAGATTTTTATTTATAAAACTAAATATTATTATAAACTAAATATTATTATAAACTAAATATTATTATAAACTAAATATAGTATAAAACTAATTATATTATGAAAATAAATATATATTTAATATAGAATTAATAAATAATAAAAAATCTAAATACTTATTAATAGTGATTTAAATTTATATAATAAATTAATAAATTTATAACTTTATAACTGTATAACTTTATATTAATAATTAAAAAAATGAGTAATAAAAATGTAAATTATAAACACGAAAGTGTTATACACGAAAATTATTGGTTCCAAGATTTACCAAATACAATTTTTAATTTAGATTATGCCTTAAAGATATTCCCAGAACAATCTATGACTTATCCTGAAAAAATTAATTCCCTTGTTCGTTTAAGTATCTATTTAGGTCTTATATTAGGTCTTTTTTATTCTAATTATTTATATTTATATATACCTATAATTACAATGTTAATGACTTATTTATTATATATTTTCCGTTTAGAACACGTTGAAAATACATTAGCACAAAAAGGTCCTCATTCTGGATTAAGTCATTTAAAAAATAATAATAATAATGTTAATAATGTTAATAATAAGTTAAACAATAATTCAAATATTAATTTTACAAAAGAAGAATTAAAAAAATTACAAAAAACATTAGGTTTAAGTAATGAAGATTTACGTAAAGAAGGTTTAGATTTAAACACTATGTCAGGAGAAGATTTTCAAAATTTATTAAATATTAAAACTTGTTCTAAACCATCAACTAACAATCCATTTATGAATGCTTTAGTTTATGATAGTAGAACAAAAGACCATTCGTGTGATCCTATTAACCCTAAAAATCAAGAACAAATAGAAGATGAATACAATAAATATTGTATTAAAGATATAAGTGATATATACAATCATAATAGCGGTCGTCGTCAATTTTATACAATGCCTTCTACTACTTATCCTAATAACCAAGAAGGATTAGCCAACTGGCTTTATAAAACACCACCTACGTGTAAAGAAGGGAATGGGGCTCAATGTGTTGCTAATTATTATACACCATTAAATTCAAGTCTTCTTACACCTGGTTATGGTTCATCTATTTAGATAGACATTTAATTATAGAAAGACCAACTCTTCGTGCTAATTCAACAGGAACAGCATTACCAATTTGTTTATATTGTGATGATAATGAACCATGAAATTTATAAGTATCATCAAATGTTTGAATTCTCGCATACTCTCTAATTCTTAATGGTCTTATTTCAGTAGGATGACATCTTTCTGTTTGTTTTTGACTTGGCGAGCATAATAAAGTTAAAGATGGTTTAGAATTAGAAAGTCTATGTAAAATACCTCTCTTACCACCTCCAGATTCATAAGAAGCCATTAAATATTCTTTTTGTTTATCTTCTGGTAAATTTATCCAACAACCACCTTCAGGTATAAGTGAAAAATATTTTTTCTTACTTTCAGAATATAAAGCACCATCTGATAAAGGCACATTTAATAATGCTTCTCCAACTGTAATAATTTTATCATCTTCTTTTGGAAATTCATAATTTATATTTTCTATATTTAATGTTCCTATAATAAATATTCTTTCTCTTTTTTGTGGAACACCAAAATTTACAGAATTTAATACTTTATAAATAATTGTATATTTATTTTTTTTATTTAAATTTTCTATTATTTTTTTTAATGTATTTCCATTATCATGACTAATTAATCCTTTAACATTTTCAATCATAAATATTTTTGGTTCAACTGTTTCTATTAAATTAGCAAATTTTAACATCAAATCACCACGAGGATCATTTAAACCTTTTCTATCACCTGCTAATGAATAACTTTGACAAGGAACTCCACCAGTTAATAAATCTATTCTACCTTTATATTCTTTTAAATCAATATTTGTTAATGAATCACATACTATTTTTAAATTATTAGTATCTATTAAATCTTTATGATTTAATTCTAATGTTTTACAACAATCTTTATTATTATCATTTAATATTATTGGTGTCATTCCAGATTTTATTAATCCTGATGATAAACCACCGGCACCAGCACATACTTCTATAAAAGTATATTTTTTAATTTGTGTTTCATTAATTGGTTGTGTTTCATTAATTGGTTGTGTTTCATTAATTGGTTGTGTTTCATTAATTGGTTGTGTTTCATTAATTGGTTGTTGTTTATTTAATTTTTTATTTTTTACTTTTATTTTTTTATTTTCCATTTTTATAAATTATTATTAAATAAATATATTTTTATAAATTATTATTATTAAATAAATAGTTATATAATAATAAAAATAATTGATTATATTTTTAAATTATATATTTATTTAATAAAATTTCAATTTTTATTTATTATATATCTATTATTTCATTTTTAATAATATCAATTATAATATCTTTATTTTTACCAAATATAAAATTTAATAATTTATTACCTGATAAATATATTATTTCATAACCATTATGTATTATTTTATTTTCATTACCTTCTATTGTTTTATCATTAATAACCGCATAAATACATTTATATTCTAAATTATTTTTTTTAAATTTTGCTAATTTATCATAATTTGTTTTTCTTGAACTTGAATTATCTGTATTATATCTATTCTTTAATTCAATTATAATTTTTAAATTATCTGATTTTATATCTAATCCTGTAATATGATTTTGTTTTAAATTTTCAAAATTATAATAATTACCAATTACATATTGCCAAATATTACCTATATTCATTTGTAATTGTTTAATTTTTTTACAATATTTAAATTTTTCTATATTTTTTTTTATAAAATTATTCAATAAAATATCTTCTATAATATCTTCATTTTTTGTTAAATTTATAATTCTATTTATTTCATTTTTTATATCATTTATATAATTTTCAATTATAAATTTATTAGTTTTATCTACTTTAAGATCTTCTATAGTATTTACTTTTGGGTCTTCTATTTTTAAGTCTTCTATTTTTGGATCTTTTGTAGTATCTACTTTTGGCTCTTCTATTTTTTTATATTTACATATTTTTAAATGTTTTTTTAATGTTTTATTTGTTTTATAATTTTTTAAACAATAATTACAATATATATTTGTCATATTTATAATTAAAAATAATTTACTTTATTTGTAAATTGTATATTTAGTTAATAATATTTCAATTTTTATTTACATTTACAATTACATTCCGTCTTGCCCGTTTTACCTCTTACACCTTCTATACCGCGTGGTCCTTGTCCTCCATGCTTACCATCGTGTCCTGTTTGTCCTCTATCACCTTCTTCTCCTTTATCACCTTTATCACCTTTATCACCAGTTGGTCCTTGCTTACCAATTGGTCCTTCATCACCAGTTAATCCCATTTCACCATTACGTCCTTTATTTCCGGTTGGACCAGTGGAGCCTTGTTCTCCAATAGGTCCTTGTTCTCCAATAATTCCTTGAATACCAATAAGTCCTTTATCCCCTTTTTCTCCTTTTTCACCTTTATTTCCAGTTGGACCAGTATTACCTGCCATTCCATTTTTACCTATTATACCTGTTGGACCAGTATATCCTGTATCACCCATAGGACCTTTATCTCCAATAGGACCTTTGGGACCAAGATTATTAGAATTTTCTCTACATAATTTAATCATTACATTTTCTAATTCTACTTTATCTATTGCTATTGATGGGTCAATTCTAGTTTCAATCGTATTTATTTTTTTTTCTAATGTAGCAATTGTTTGACAAGAAGTATTATATTTATTCATCAAAGCAATATGTGATGCTTTTAATTTATTCATTTCATCATTTAATTTATTTATATTTTCAAGAGATTTATTTAATAGTGTTGCTAGAGTATCCATTTTTTAGAAAAAAGATAACAAATATCTTTTAAAATATAGTATGTAATCATAAAATAATTTATAAAATTAACCGATTATAAAACACTACTAATTTGTTCTATATATTTATTTAATTTTGTTTCTTTCATAGAGCAATAATTCATTAAGTTATCATATATTTTTGTTTTTTCTTCTGTATGTTGCTTACTTTCTAATTCTTTATATAAATTGATTACAATATTAATTTCACGCTCATTCCATAATCCATATAAAAATTTATGTATGTCTTTTAATTTATTAATATTAATCGTTTCTTTTGTAGGTTCTTGATAATTTTCTTTTTTTATTTCTTCTTTAGTTTCTATTGTATTCGTATTAATAGTATCTATACGATTATATTCATTAGTTTCATTTCTTTGTTTATTTTTATGTTTATTTTTATTAAAAGTATTTGTATTATTAATTGATATATTAGTATCATTTGATGTATTATTAGATATATTAGTATTATTAGTTGTATTAGTATTATTAGATATATTAGTATTATTAGTTGTATTTGTATCATTTGTTGCTATAGTATTATTCACTTCATTATCATTTAATAACTCATTTGTTAATGTATCAATATCTAATGATTTTATTCCCATTTTTGCTATTAATGTTGCATTTTTTTGCATTAATATAATAATATAGTAATCTAGAGTATGTTGAATTGTAGCATATTCACTATAAGCATTTTTAAGCATTTTTAAACCAACTACGGCATTATTGAAAATATAGGTCATATCATTATTTTTATCATTCCAATACCATTCAACACTTTTTTGTATAGGTAAATATAAATTATGTAAATGTTCTCTATTATCACCATACATAAATCTTATTATACCTTGAACATACGTTGGTGAATTAAAATAAAGACAATTATTATGAATACTTATTTTTGTTCCAGCATCAAGAAAACGTAAGAGTGATAACTTAATTAAACAACTAAATGGGTCTATTATTACATTATGCTCTGTTTTTTTCTGAAATAAAGATTTTAGTCCCTGTAATGCTCCTGACGCAATTATATCATTCATTTTAATATAGTTTAATTTAAATTAACTAATTTTTTAAAATTTATTTTTATACTTAAAAAAATGATTTATTAAAAATTGATTTATTTATAAATAAAAAATTGATTTATATTATTTAATAGTATAGTTAAACTATAAAGTTTGTCTTAATTCATTAAATTAATAAAATGAATCCTGATTATAATAACTTACAAAATATATTTCAACAACAAGGTATGCCACAACAACAAGGTATGCCACAACAACAAGGTATGCCACAACAACAAGGTATGCCACAACAACAAGGTATGCCACAACAACAACAAGGTATGCCACAACAACAAGGTATGCCACAACAACAATTTATTATTAATAATCAAGGACACTATATTCCAGTAATGATGATGCCTGCTAATCAACAACAAATACATCAAAATCCTTTTATGGTTATGAATCAACCTCAAAATATGATGCATGTTCCTATGGTTCAGCAACAACAATATCAACAACCTCAATTTATGAATGCTGGTCAAAATCCTTTTATTATGTTGCAACAACAGCAACAACAACCTATTATCCAAGGTAATCCTATTGGTAATCCTATTGTTAATCCTATTGGTGGTGGTATTGTTGATGGTATTGGTGGTATTGGTAATATTATTGGTAATAATGATGATAATATTATTGCTAATATTATGGGAAATGTTGCTTTAAATCAACAAGATAAACCTCATAAACCTAAAAAAGATATTTCATTTAAACCTTCTAAAGATAATAGTAATGTTATTAAATATATTGAACCATATAATGATAATGAAGCACATTTTGATGCTGTTAAATATCCTAATGAAAAATATAGAACAATGACACTCAATAAAGAGGAGGTGCAAGAACGTGAAGCCAAAGATATAAATGATTATACTTTAGAAACAGGTAAAATTATTTATAAACATAATATAAATATTAATAAAAATATTATGAAAGGATATGCGAGTATTTATGTTAGATGTAGCAATCCTAATGGTATTAGTATTGATACTCAAATGACAGCATGTTTAAAATATGCTAAAGAAAGAGATTTAATATTACAAGGTGTTTATATTGATGATGGTGTTAGTGGAAGAAATGGTAAAAATTTAAAAGATGGTGAAATTGGATTTTGGAAAGAACATATTGAAAATTATTCAAATTTACTTATTTATTCTGCGGATAGATTAACACGTCATTTATTTAGTGGCTTACAATTTCTTAATACACTGCAAGAAAAAAATATTGACGTTCATTTTGTAAATAATAAAATTATTTATAATAAAAGTATTAGTGCTATGAATAAAAGTTCTATTCAACAAGAATTACAAACTGCTGAAAAATATAGTAATGATACTAGTGAAAAAATAAAAGGCACTATTACTCGATTAAAAAATGAAGGTAAATATCTTCCTGGACGTATTCCTTATGGTTATAAACGTATTAAAATTGATGGACGAATTAAACAAGTTGAAAATACTATTGAAAAAGAAAATATTAAAATAATTAAAACACAATATAATAAAATTTGGAATAGATTTGAAGATTATTCAAATGATATTCCTAAAAAAAGTCAATATTATATTATTAAATATTTAAAACAATGGTGTGCTAATCTACATATTAAAGATAGAAATCAAACTTATTTTACAGAAAGTCGTCTTAAAACTATTATTTATAAGTAAAATTATAAATTATATAATTATAAATTTTATATTAATTATTATAAATTGTTATAATTTAAACCCTTAAATGTGTAAAACGGTTTATTATTTTTTTCTCAAATTCGACTTCATCACTAATAAATTTTTTATATTTTGACCAATATATATTATAATTGTTATTAAAACAAGGTATTAATTTATCTTTATCTAAAAATACAAGCGCTGAAGTATGCAATCCTATAAAATGACTAAAATTAGATCCAATAGACATTATAAAAATATCTGAACTAATCATTTCATTTAATGATGTTAATAAATCACTATTAATATAATACTTTATATTAATATTATTTTTTATATCTATTTTTATTTCTGAATCAGAATAAATATGGAATATACATTTATTATTTAATAATTGTTGTATTTTTTTAATACTATTAATAAAAAAATTTAATGATGTATATCTTCCACAATTAATACCATATTTTTCTATATCACCCCTTCTAATATGTAAACAAATATTTATGTTAGATGTTGAATAATCATTATTTATTGTATTTAATGTATTTAATGTATTTAATGTATTTAATGTATTTAATTTATAACTTTTTTTCATTAATTCTATATGAGAATTACAAAATATATCATTTATATCAAAATATATTTTACTTGATCTATTTAAACCAACTAAGTTTTCGTCTGGTGCGGAATATATAAGTTTTTCTTTTTTTAATTTATTAATATCATAATTAATACTTATGTCATCTATTAAATTATTTATGTTATATATTTTTTCAAAATTTATATTAATATTGTTATTTTTATAAGGTGTGTGAATATGTTTAATATTCATTATTTTTGCAATAAAAAAACTTAATAAATGCCTAATTATTTGTGAAAAAAGTCTATCATCATATGGATGTCTAATAATATATTTATAATTATTCATTTTTATATATATATATATATATATATAAGTTTTAAACTATTAATTTATATATAATTATATATAAAAATGAAAATATTTTTAACATTTGGAACAACAGGTGAATATAAAAAAAGAGCAGAAAGATGCATAGATTTAATAAAGAAATTAAATGTTTTTGATAAACTTATATTATTAACAGAAGAAGATTTAAAAAAAGATTATTGTTTTTGGAATAATCATAGTAAATTTATAGAAAATAATAAAAGAGGTTATGGATATTGGTTATGGAAAAGTTATATTATTAAAAAACAGTTAGAAAAAATGAATGAAGATGATATATTATTATATTTTGATTCGAGTATTATATTTCATTCTGATAAAGATAAGTTTATAAAATTATTTGATAAAATTAAAAGTGATTATATAATTGGAAGTTTTTGTAAAATTTTATGCACAGAATATGTGTGGAATAAAATGGATTTAATACATTATTTAGATATGAATACTAATTATTATTTAAACACTCGTCAAAGACAAGCAGGAGCAATCATGATATTAAATAATAAAAAAACTAGGGAACTTGTAAATAATTGGTATTTATTATCAAGTTACTATCATTTTATAAATGATAACAATAGTAATATTAAAAATAAAAATGGTTTTAAAGAACATCGTCATGATCAATCAATATTTAGTTTATTAACAAAAAAATATAATATATATAGCACTATTGATATGTTTGATTTTTTAAATATTTGGGTTTTAAAACATTCTAGACCATTAAAACAATAATATAAATATATAAATTTATTTTAATTAAAATTATTTTATTTTTATATTAAATTAATTATTAAAATATAACCTATTTATATATTAAATAACATAAATAAAAGAAAAAGAAAAAGAAAAATAATATATATATATAAAACAAAAACAAATAAAAAAAATAAACATATTATTAAAATAATAGTATTAAAATAATAGTATTAAAATAATAGTATTAAAATAATAGTATTAAAATAATAGTATTAAAAAATATAAAAAATGACTACTGAAAAAACGCGTGAAAACTTTACAAATTATTATGATGTCAAAACAAAAACAATTAATTGGTGTAGTAAAATGCACAGTGAAGGTTTATTAACACCGGAACAATACGATGATTGTGTTGCTACGTTTAAAGATGCGACTACAGGTATTTTACCTAAAGAATTTAAAACTCCTTCTACTGGTATGGAACGTAATTTTTCATTATATAATACCCGCTCTAAAAAATTAACCCCTAAATTATCAAATGAAAATACTAATACAGTAATGTTAGTTACAAACAATGGTGATTATATGGCTTGTGATACTAATAATGATTTGTATTTTACAAAAGATATTAATGATACTACATTAAATAAATATGAATTTTATTTTACATTAGTGCCTCTAAATAATAATGTGTATTCAATCATGTCTCCTTATGGTAAATATTTAATAGCAAATACTGAATGGGGAGCAACTTTTACAGGAACAAGTATTGGTTCAATGGCATCATGGATTGTAAGTAAAGTTAATACAAAAATTATATTTGAATCAATGCATTATACTGGTTTTTATTTAAATTTTGAAAGTATAGATGAACCATTAAAACTTATATATGGAAAAAATGAAAGTATACAATGGTTAATGATTGCTAAAAAAGAAACGCAAATAAATAATACATATGGAGAATATAATGGTGTTGACTATATTGTTAAAAAAGAAAATATATTAACCAGTCTTAAAAATTTAAATAATGATAAAATTGCTTTAGAAAATATGAAAAAAGAATTATTAGCATTAGAAAATATTATTAGAACTAATTATGAAGAAATTGAAGTATATATTAAATCAAAATTATCTAATATATCAGGTATTAATTTATCAACAGCAAAAATTAATACAATAAGTTTAGAAATAGTCCAAGAAAAAAATAATTATTTAAACGTGATAGAAACAGAAGTTAATAAGATAGAAACTCAATTAATTGATATTACTAAGAACATTGAAGACTCAACTAGTGATTATAATAATTATTTATTAGAAATTAAAACCGCAATTAATGAAACAAAAGAAAGAATAGAACAAAATAATCTTATTATGGGAAGACAACAAAATAATTATGAAAAAATAAATGAAGATGTGGCTTACATTTCAAATAAACAAGATAAATATGAAATACTTGATGAAAAACTTAAACTAAATCTTGAAATTGTCGATGGTTATAAACAACAAAATTCATTAATGACTAAAATATATCCTATTGTAATTATTATATTAATATTATTATTAATTTATTTAATTTATTTAACTAGTATTAAATTTATGGATAATATTTATAATAAATATTAAAACTATTAAATAGTATTAATTTTAAATATTAATATAATTATTCAAATTCAAATAGTTTTTTATTTTATTCAAAATTATTAATTTGTATCCATTTTTTATACCTAGGAACTAATACATTATTCTTAAAATCTTTATTAAATATTAAACTACAATCAAATAATTTATTTGATAATTTATAAGTATTGGATAAATTATAAGATTGTAATTGCTCTTTACTATTTTTACTATTTTTACTATATTTAGTTTTACTATATTTTTTTTTATTTTCTTTTTCTTTATCATTTGTTTCTTTATAACAAGTTAATAATAAATTATATTTTTTTACAGTATTTATATTTAATTTATTAATTTTTTTCAAAAAATTTATTATTTGTATTGTAAATGTTTCTGGAATATTATTTTCTTTTATAAGACCATCATTTAATTTAAAGTTATCTAGAATATAATATAAATTAGTTAAATGTTGTTCATCAATACCTTTAAATCCTGTTCCTATAACATAAAATTCACCACTAGCTGGATTACTTGTATAAGGTTTAAATAAATTTACTTTTTCAAATGTAATAAAATAAAGATATAAGAAACCTATAAAAAAACTTGTAGCATTTTTTGTTTCTTGATTAGTATATATATAAGGTGTAAAATGTTTAATAATACATGAACCTCCTATACTACTACACGCTAATACCATTATTACTTGTGCTAAATCTAATTTATGTAATAAAAAAGGCTCATTATCTGTTCCTAAACCTCCATCCCCACAAATTAAATCAAGTTTATCATCTTTATTTTTTAACCATTTATTATTTATATAATCTCTAAACCATTTTATATTTGTGGTATTAGTAATATCACCAGTATCATCTTCACCCCATAACCATTTATTTGGATTATTTTTCATTAATTTAAATTCATCTTTAAATATTTTACCTTTGCCATAAATTTCTTGATTTTTTAAACTATTAGGATTAAGGCTATTTGCTCTCCAATCATAATTATTTAAATTTATATTTTTTCTCTTTTTTTTTGTAAAATATTTTAATCCTTCTATCATATTACCAGGTGCTTCAGCAATATGAAATACTTTAAATTTTTGTGGTTGGTGTGGTTGGTGTGGTTGTTGGTGTTTTTGATGATGTTGAAATTTATTTATATTATATCTTGGAACAATATCATCAAACACTTTTAATATTTCCCATAATTTACAAAACGCATTTGAAAATTTTATTGGTAAATTTTTATAATTTATATTAATATATGTATTTACACCTCTAGTAAAATCTTCTTCTATTTCCCTAACTTCTTTTGGTGAAGGATTATTTTTTGATAAATTCATTTCATTTTTTAATAAATGTGTAATAGTATGTAATTTATCTATTTTATTAAAATCTTCATTTAATATATCAAAATTATAAGACTTACATAATTTAAAATTATCTAATCCTTTTTTTACTAATAATTTTGTTTCATTATCATTATAATTAATAAGATGATAATTTATTGGATTATCTAAACTATACATATTACTAACTATTTTATAAAGTAATTTTTTATCTTTATTATAATTATTTAAATTATGTTGTTTAGAGGTTTTTGAGGTTTTTGAGGTTTTTGAGGTTTTTGAGGTTTTTGAGGTTTTTGAATTATCATTATTAAATAAATTATTTAAATTTAATATATTATTTAATTTATTTTTAGATTTTTTGTTTTTTTTTATTGTAGATTTTTTTATTGTTGATTTTTTCATTATAAAAAATTTATTAGATTATTATATTAATATATATATATATATAAATTTAAAAATAATATTATTTATAATATATATACATATATTAAAATATTATACAATACAATACAATACAATAAACTAATAAACTAATAATATAATAAAAAATGTCTATTTATAAACCTACTACACCTTTTGAAAATCGTTATAAAACACACCGTATTTTACATTACGGAAAATCTTATTCTGATTATAAAACATATACTATCAAAAACAATCGTTTAAATAAAGAAAAAATTTTAGCAATACACGTAGATAATCAATTATGTACTAATATACCAACAAACAAATCATTATTAACTGAAATTAATGAAACAACATCTTTATTAAATACTAAATTATTAAATAAAAGATTTGTTGAAATAGAATATACTCCAGAACAAAATAAACCTAAACTTGAATATATAATGACGGATGATGATATAAATGAACTTTTATCTAAATATGGTTATTGTTATGTTATGAACTAAATAAGTGTTTAGTATTTTTATTTAATTTTATAATTATATTTTTTTGTATTTTATTTAAATTTTATTTTTTATTTAATTTTATAATTATATTTTTTATTTAATTCGGTTATTATCAATAAAATAAAAAATGATTAAATTTTAATAAACAATTACTATTTAATTTAAAATAAAACTAAAAATGTTAGATGTTATTACAGATTTTATTTCAAATAACACACAAATGGTTATTGTAGCAGTTATTGCTTTAGTTGTTATGGTTGGAATGTATATGTTTAAACCACAAATGTTTAAAAAGCCTGAAGAACAACCTTTTCAAGTTCCTGGTATGGATATAAATATGGATATGCAAACACAAATGGAAATGCCTATAGATAATGGTATGTGTAATATGGATACAGGTGTTTGTCAATCTCACCAAGAAATGGAACAACAACAAATGACACCTGAAATGCAACATCAAATGATGCAAGAACAACAACAAATGACACCTGAAATGCAAGAACAAATGATGCAAGAACAACAACAAATGACACCTGAAAATGAAATGACTACAGAAATGTAATTAATAAACATATTAATTAAATAATTAATTATACAAAAAGAAAAAAATAATATTAATGAAAAAAATTGATTTTTTATTTTATAATATTAATAATAATAATAATAATTAATATAAAATAAAAAATGACTAACACTAACCTGTCTTTTAATAAAAATGAAAAAAATAAAAAAAATGAAATTGGATTTCAAAATGAATCTTCTGGAAATGCCAGATAAAAAAAATTTTAAATATAATTTTTAATTACACCCTTGAAGATTTAAAACCGCACTAGGTGCGGTTTTCTTTAAGGGTAATGTTACCGATAAATAAATTAACAGGCACACTTTGTGTGCCGATTTAAATCTTCATTTGTTTAAATAATTAATTTGTATATAAAATAAAAAATAAAAACATACAATAATGTTTTTTATATTCTTTTTTTTACTTTTTTATTTTTTATTATATATAATAAAATAATAATATAAATAATAAAAATATATATTAATAATAATAATATAAATAATAAATATTAATTTTAAAATGGTTGTTGGAAATACATCTAAATATATTGAAGGATTTGAATCATTTACTGCTGATGATGAAATGATGCTTGCTAATTTAAAACAAGCAGTTAATTATACTAAAGCAAATATGGCTATTAGTAATGTTGATACAGAATTATCAAATGTTAATCGTAATAACAATAATAATAAAAATAATAACAATAATAATAATAATAATAAAAAAAAAAATACTACACCACCTAGTAATCCTAAAGGTAGAAGTATAAATTCAGATATACCTATGGCAACTAAATCAAATACTAATACTATTGAAAGAAAAGCACCTACTTTACCAGCAAATGGTATATCAAGCAAAAATAAAACTAATAAAAATAATGATATGAATGGTAATAATGATAATAATGATATGGATGGTGATATGAATGGTGATATGGATGGTGATATGGATGGTGATATGGATGGTGATATGGATGGTGATATGGATGGTGATATGGATATGGATGGTGATATGGATGGTGATATGGATATGGATGGTGATATGGATATGGATGATGATATGGATAATGATATAAATGATAATGAAATGGATATAGATGATGATGAAGATATTGAAGAAGGGTTTCAAGGTTCTCAACACATAGAATGTCAAACTTTAAGAAAAATGCTTATTGCTTTACTTATAACATTTTTAGGTTATATGGTCATTTTAAGTTTTACTAATAATTTAATCCCTATTTCAACTTATGCTCCTCATTTAAAACCATTTAAACATTTTATCTATGGGGGATTATTTTTTCTTATTGTCTATCTATGTTTAGAAGTATTTTAGATTTTATATAGATTGTGTGTAGTTTTATTAATTTTGAGGTTTATTTAAAGTTTCTATTTAGAGTTTTTCTTTAGAGTTTTTTACTTTTTAATTTTTAATTAGTTAAAAGTTTTTTATTAATTAATTATAATTTTTTACATTACAACACTATATATTTTATAATGTATGCTTAAAAAAGGAACACGAATACCATAACCTTTAACGCGATATGTTTTACCAACATTCAATTGGGCGTAATCATCAGCATTATTAAATTCACCTTTCCACCATACATCAACAATATTGTAAATTTTATTATCAGTGCTAATGATATAATATTTAAAATTACTTCTATCATTCACAACATATTTTTCTTTAATTGTAATCTCTTTTTCAAATTCTGTATTGTAAAATAATATAATATTAAAAACAAAAGCAAATATTATAATGCCTATAACTACTTTAAGAGAAAAATACTCAAAATCATCCATTTTATTAGTATTACTATAGTTGGTTAATTTAAATTGATTTTATTTTATTTAATTAAGTTTATAGAATATATTAATATTATGTTATATTTTTTTTATTAAATACTATATTATATTTTTTATTATTATTTATATATTATTTTTATTAATTATATATTTCTTTTAATTAGTTATTTTTTTTTATTTAGTTATTTTTTTTATAAATTCATTAGCAATCTTTAATTCTTTATCTTTTTCACTTTTAGTTTTACGTGCCCATGCTTTAACAATACCATTATAATATGTTGATGATAATTGTTTTGAATTTCTATCTATAAAATGATGAAATACTGTATTCCAAATCATATTCCATTCTCCTTTCTTTTTATAATTTCCCATTTTCATAATATAACCATCACCAGAGATATATGGTTTTCTCATTGTCATACCACCATCAGCCCATAAAGCCATACTATATACATTTCCTATCATTACCCAATCATAACTATCCAACGCAAATTCCATAAACCATTTATAGACTTCATCAGGATGTATTCCTACTAAATTCATAAAATTGCCAACCACCATTAACCTTAATATATGATGTATATAACCATCATTCATCGCCAGCATAATCGCATCATCTACTGGTTTTATAGTTGTAGTAGCATTATACCATTCTGTTGATAATTTATGTTTATTATTAAAATAATTACTGTTTCTCATTTTATTCCCAATATATTTATAAATATAACGTTGATATTCACGCCATCCAATGACTTGTCTAATAAAACCTTCATACGTAGATATAGAAATATGTTTATGTTTAGTATAATAATTAGATACAATAGAAACAACTTGTTCTGGTGTAATTAAACCAATGTTTAACATTGGTGAAATAGTTGAATGGAAAAGAAAATTGCGAGGGACACTATCAATACTATCTTCATAAAGCCCGAATTCTTCTAAACGATGCTTACAAAAATGCTCTAACCAGTCAATACTAGTTTTATGAGTAATGGGAAAATGTATTGTCTCAGGAGTTATTTTTTTTCCATCTTTTACATACAAAGGTTCTAAATTATTTGGAAAATGTTTTTCAACATAAGTAATCGCTTCTACTAAATAGGGATTTGGCTTAGCATTAGGTTTATTAGATATTTTAGCATCATTTTTAGGAAGAGATGGGACTTTGGTGTCTAATGGCATTTTATTACGGTTTTCTGTATCGTAGGATTTTTCATTTTTAAGAATATCTAACCTTTCTTTTTGCCATTTATAAAAACTAGCGTGGGTATAAGTATCTTCTTTTGTTTTAGACTTATGAAACTCTTCTAAATTTGTATTGGAACATAAAAATAGAGGTGTGTCTAAATAATTTAGTTTTTTTTTAAATAATTTAGCATATTTTTCTTCTAAATATGTATCCACAGGGTCAAACATATATATTTGGGAATGTTTATTTATAGAATTATAACTAGATTTTGTTTTTAATTCATCGTAATTTAAATAAGATACTTTTATAGTTGAGGTAGTTTGTGAATGAGTTTGTGAGGAGGATTTGGTTTGGAATTTAGTATTAAATAAATCATTTAATTTTTTTATAATCATTTTTTCTTGTAAATAATCATTATAAGACTTAGTTGATGCTCTATGATAAATAAGTTTTATTTTGTTAAAATTTAATTTAGTATCACGTTCTCCAAAATAAACAGGTTCTTCAATGATATATATATTTGTTAAATTTATATTTTTTAAATTAATTTGTTCTTTTGAATTAGTTTGTTTATCCAGAAAGAAATATTTTTTTAATGATTGTATTAAAGTATCACTATCAAATAAATGTATTGGTAATAAAACTAAACATTGAGATACTTCTGGCATTATTAATAATGATGATGATGATAATTTTAATGATGATAATTTTATATTATTATATTATATTTATATATTTTATATTTTACATAATACATTTTATATTTTACATAATAGTTTTTTTATATTTTACATAATATTTTTATAATAGAGAGCACTTTTCATAAAATCTATTTCATCATTTTGTGTATCAATAATAGACTTTGCCAATCTTTTTACATTTGGTATTAATCTATAATGTAAATTTCTATTTTCAATATTTGTTTTTTCTTTTTCTAATAATTGTTTACTCATTAATACAGCCATAGAATGATGTGGGAGCATACCTTTTAAATACTGTGTTTCATTAATAAAAAGTTGATTACGAATACAAATTATTATAATACCAGTAAATACAATACCAATCATTAGAATAGGTGCGTGAATATAATAAATTCCCATTAATATTAAACTCCAACCACACATTAATAATGACATATAAATATCATTCAAATGAAATTGAATATCACTTATTTTATCTACCCAATTATTCATACTAGAAAATAAACCCGCAATAAACATAATTATCATCATAATTATAACTTCTTTTGGGTCAGTCATTGAATGAGACATTTCCATCTTTTTATTTATATGTTAGTTTAAATTATTTATTATTATAATAATATATAATTTTTTTATATTAAAATTATAAAATAAAGATAAAAATAGTAAAATGGTAAAAAATTGATTTATTTTATATTATTTAATATAAATATATTTGGGACCCTCTCGCAAACAATGGCTCCTTCACAAAAATCTGCTTATCGTGCTCGTGCTGATAAACGCAAAGGTCCTGGTAGTGCTGGGAAACCTGCTCATCCTGCGTCTAAACGTCCTGGCAAACGTGCTGACACACGTAAACCTCAAAAGTTGTTTTGTAAGAAACATCCTAAAATTCGTATTAAAATTCCACTAGTACCTAGCCCTGGTAATATTTTACCTACTCAACTTCATATTGATTACGCCAAGATACTTAATAAAAATAAGAGGACGATTAATGGTGTAGAATTTGCGAAAATGAATGATGATGAGTGTCGCACTCGTATTCCTTTTTCACATGAATGGGTTCGTGATAATACTATCTTTCAATAGGTTTTAAACCTACAATTTTTTTTAAATCATTTTTAAATGCGAACAACCTCCTATACCACATATACCACCACCACTAATTCCGCCACCTCCTGTAATACTACTTCCTATACTACTACTACTTTTCAATATTAATACCAATATAATTATAGCCACTAATAATGTAAGAGCAAAGATACATACACTAAATATAAGATAAGGATAAATTTGTTCTAGAATATAATTAATTAATGGTTTTAAAATTTTATCTTTAATAGGTTGTTTAATATCATCTCCTTCATTAATTTCAGTAATACATCTATTCGTTAAATCACATAATATTTCACGTAAATCCATTTTATATATTTATTTTTTATGTATTTATTTTTTATTTATTTTTTATGTATTTATATATATAGTTAATAATTTTTAATATATTAATAATAATAAATATTGTTTATATAATAAAAAAACAAATTGTATTTTTTATATAAAATTTATAAATTATTTATTTTTTTATAATTTAATTTAAAATTATTTAATCTATTTTTAAAATGCGTATTTATTTATAACCTAAATATATGAATTATTTACAAAGATAGGAATTAAACTAAATAAAATAAACTAAATTAATAAATCAAAATAAACTAAACTATAAAATGCAGAAACAACCAAAAATATTAAACTATAAAAATTTGAATAAGACTAAATATGAATATTTACAACCCCATAAAACACAAGGTGGTTATTATCAATCTATATGTAATTATCGTTTAACTAAAAATCAATTATTACCTTTTTATCTAGAGACACCTAAATTAAAAACAACATCAGGAATTGTTCGTATTGATAATAATTATTATATTGATTTAGAATTACCACAAACAGGTGAAGGAGGATATTTTTATGATTTTTTAATACAAAATGATGAAAATAATATTTCCACTTGTCATTCAAATTCTAAAGAATGGTTTAACCAAGTTATGCCATTAAATATTGTTGAAAATTATTATAAAACTGCTATATTACTCAGGTCAAATGGTAATCTACCTGTGATACGTATTAAAATACCAAGTTATAAAGGTAATATATTAACTGAAATATTTAATTCTAGAAAGGAAAAAATTAATGATATTTCGTGTATTCAAGAAGGGGATTTAATTGTGGGTATTATAGAATATACTGGTCTTAAATTTATGAAGCAAAATTTTTCACCTTGTTATGAATTACAAAAAATTAAAATTTTTAAAGATAATGATTTTAGAAGTATTCCAAGTGGTTATATTTTTAGTGATACTGATGAAAATATTAATCTAGAAAAAATACCAATTGACGAAACAGATACTATGCTAGAACATCCTATAGAACATTTTTGTGATAAAGATAGTATTAATAACACAGATGAATATAAATCAATCAATTTAAAAAAACCTATTCCTATTATACCTTCTACTCAAATACAAAATAAAGATGAAAGTATTAAACTAGTTGCTGATAATACTAATAATAATAATAATAATACTCATAATAATACTGTTGATAATACTATATTTAATTCACCTGAACCAAAAACTAAGGAAGATACTATTGTTAAGATAGATAAAATAGATACTATAGATAATATAGAAACTATACTTTCTAAATCACCAGAACCTATTATAAATTCTAAACATAAACCTATATCTATACAAGAAGATACACCTAATAAACTAAAAACGAATAAACTAAATAAAACATTATATGATATGGTAAAAGCAACTACATTAGAAGACCTTTATATAGATGATAAATTATTTAATAATAATATAAAATTATTTAATAATACTAAAAAACAAAGTGAAAATAATAATACTTTTGTAAATAATGAATTTTCTGATATTAGTAATATTAAAATAGGAGATATTGAAAATATTGATTTAAATGTTGATTATGACTTAGACTCACCTCATTCTACAAGTCCAACTATAATTACTGGGGATGAAGACGGAAGTGGGGATGAAGACGGGAGTGGGAGTGGGGATGAAGACGGGAGTGGGTATGAAGACGGGAGTGGGGATGAAGACGGGAGTGGGGATGAAGACGGGAGTGGGGATGAAGACGGGAGTGGGTATGAAGACGGGAGTGGGGATGAAGACGGGAGTGGGGATGAAGACGGGAGTGGGGATGAAGACGGGA